CCCCTTGTAAAACCAAAGATTGTAGAAACTATTGTGGTGAAGGTGATATGATACTTGAACTTCAGGGTGGTACCTGTAAAGAATTAGGTATTAAATCCGGTGATAAAGTTATTCACTACGATTGATTTATCTTCTCCTGTAATAATTTCACAAACTCATTCTGAATCATTTTGGTAAACTTAATATAAGGAGCGTCTTCCGAATCTCTATTATACCCACCTGTTCCTTTTGGTGGTCGAGTATTTCTACCCATAAAGTTTAATCCTGATATGTTTGTAATACATTTGTGTCCTCCACTATTTGCCTGAATAAAATCCCAAGCATTTACTTTAATCTCGTCTAACATTTGTCTATGTTCTTCAGACAATTCAGAGAAAGGTTTTTCCATCATCTCACCGATATGAATTAATTTTTCCTTACCATCTTCCATTGTTTTATATTCCTTACCATACAAAGCAACAAAATCTTTAAATGTAAACCCTGTTGATTCCGGATTAAAATCTTTTGATGACTCTGAAATCCATTTGATTGTTGAAAGGGAAATCTCTCTTTGTTTTAATTGGTCTTCCCATTTTGATAATACCTCTTGAGCAATCTCACCTAAATTAACACCTTTTAATTGACGTTCACTTTTAAATGGATTACAAGATGCTTGAACCAAACCTAACGGCCAAGCAATAACAATAAAGTCAGCCTCAGGATTGTTTTTAAATGGTGTGTATCTATCGTAAGAACCTGGTTTAAACATTGAACCTCCACCGTATTGAACAATTACATTACCTAATACTTTAACATTTGGATTAGTTTGCATTGATTTAACATACTCATCTTTATTTGTTTCAAGTTGTTCCGGTTTAGCATAACCTTTTTCAATCATTATTCTTTTAATAGTGTGAAGAATGTTTATCAATGACGGAGTACATTCCATAACCAATGTCTCTAAGAAACCTGGTTTATTCTTAAACGCCAATAATAGTTTGTTAGTAACTAACCCCATTAACATTTTATTTTTTTCTAATGATTTTTCTTTATCTATTCTAAATAAATAAGATATTACTTCATCAACTGAAATATCATTAACCGCATAGTTTGCTGAATCCACTGTTGAAATAAGTAATATATCCGAGGACGGGAATAATTCTTTTGGAGAAACTACCTGAGAGATTGTTTCAACATTTGAACGAGAACTTCTAAAAGATGTTGACTTTGTATCTTCAGCTCCGGCTTGTCTATCGTGGTGGTCAGTATGGATTACGAACATTGGTTTTCCGTGAGCAAAATCAACTAAGACCGGCATCACATCACCCTTAGCGTCATTCTTTTTTACCGCAAATTCTTTGTCACCATATTGAATAATGTGAGCATCAACAACTTTAATTCCCTTGTTTTCAAGGTATTGTTTCATTGCAATAGCTGTAGTAACACCATCTAAATCTTGGTGAAAATATATTTCAGCTTTCGGATATCTTTTAGCAAGAGCATTTATATCTCTTAAACCACTTTCTTTTATAAGTTTTTTCATTAATCTAAACCTAAATAGTGCATACCTTTATCAATAAAATCTCCCTCATCTGAAATACATTGTTTGAAAATTTCAACATCTTTATTCGGCATTTTATTTTGTGTCATTGGACCCCAAGTACCATCAGCATCAACACCAATCTTAGATTGATATTTACTTAAAGCTTCTTGCGTTTTACCCGCTAACAATCCATCAACTTTCAATGGTTGGTTTGAGTCATCTCTAAACCCTTTTTTATTAAGAAAACATTGAATTGCTTTTTTAAATTCTATTGGTTCATTTTGTTCGTTAACTAAACCGTATTTTGAACGGATATCACTTCTTTCTTCTTCAGAAATTATAAATCTTTTTGCCATAGTATTTGTTTTAGTTATAAATATACAGAAAATAAAAAAGAGGTTATAACACCTCTTCTTTTAATTCTAATTTTGTTTGTTTTCGTTCATCAATTAACGATTGAACTCTTTTTCTAGCAATTTCCGTATAGCCCGGAGACAACTCAATTCCAATCCATCTTCTATCTAATAACTCAGCCGCGAATGCTGATGTCCCACTTCCCATAAAAGGGTCAAGAACAATATCATTTTTATAAGACAATATTTTAATCGCCTTTGATGGAATGTCCATTGAGAATGTGGCTTTAGTTAATGACCTAGTATCCGCAAAATATTCCCATCTACCAAACACCAAATTCATAAACTCTTTTTTATCTTCGTCTTGATAAACCATTTTGTTTTTAACCTTACCATCTTCAGTAGTTACCTCAGTTGGTGTTCCCAACCATTGTGATATTCCTTTAGTTAATTTCTTACTACTTTTCTTATAAGCAATAATTACACATTCTTTTGGGTTATACACATAAGGTGCCGAAGCACTCATCCAAGAACCCCAAGCTGTTTGTCTAACTCTGTGTGGACTATTTTCTGTAAGGTCAACTAACCCACTAAACTTAAACCCAACTTCTTTCATCATCATCCAAAACTCAGCAACGAATAATATTCTACCACCTCTCTCTTGAACATTCAATTCATTTGGAACATTAACAGCGATTCTTCCATCATCTTTTAATACTCTCAACGCTTCTCTTAACCAATCCTTTGTCCACTCGTAATACTCATCCATTGGTAAATCATCCTTATGAACATCATAAGATATGTTTACATTATATGGTGGTGATGTTACCAACAAATCAATTGAACCTTCAGGAAATGTTTTCATCACCTCAATACAATCACCATTAATTATTTTTCCTGTCTCTATCATTTTACTCTTTTAATTGGTATCTCCAACCATCTTCTTTTTTAATTGGTGTAATTTCTAAATCCAAAAACACCGCGTTTTGTTCACCAGCGTGTAACCCTAATATATTATAATCATAAAACTCTTCAGCCTCACCCATAGTCATTAGGTCTCTCTCTTGTAGGATATCTAATATTCTTTGTTTTGAATATAATATCTTTCTTCCCGGAGAACCAAAGTCCTCCACAATCCCAACGATTGCACTTTCCAATCCGTCTAATAAAACCGCACCTTCTGCGTATTCATCAATATCAACTGTTACTCTCAAGTCTCTCAATTTTACGATTCAAATACCACAATGCTTTTTTCATATCCTGAAGTTCTTTATCAGTATCTTTCTTCCCCGCTCTTGCAACATACTTAACGACATTGAAGATGTAAGCATCTTTATCAAGTCCCCAAGCTTCACACACTTTAACAACCTCATATGGATTGTCCTGTCCCCCATAATGTTCAGGGTGGTTAACCATTTCTTTATTTTCACTCATAATTTTACTATATAATATTTCCCTAATTTTACACTTTTTACATATCCATTTCTAACGGAGAATAACGGTTTTGTTGTTACATTGACACCAACACTATTATTAAATCTTATTGACCAACCTGATGGTGATTTACTGTATAATATAGATTGATTAAACATCTTAATTACAGTCTGACTACAGTTAGAACCTCCTATGTGATATGTTTTTTTAGACAGCAACATAATATCCACCACTTAATTTACTTTCTTTAATGTAACCCTCAGATATTAAGGTATCTAATTGTTTTTTTGTCTCATCTTCATTAAGTTTAAGGATGTACTTTGAGATGTAACTAATGTGGATTGGTTGTCTTAACTTATCCATTAACGATTTAATCTGTCTTTTGTCCATTATGATAATAATTTTCTTGTTATTTTAACATTTTGATTAATATATGATAATATTTTTCTTTTAAATATTGGAACCAATGTTTCCTCTAACGGGAAAACATCACTACAAAATACCTCAAATATTGGATAATACTCCTCTTTGTTTTTCTCGTATGTTTTTGAAAAAGTAGAGATAATTTCCGGTATAGTCAAACTATCCTGTTGTCCTTTGAAAACTAATTTTAAAGATGTTTTTGTTTGACCTTTTGTTTTGTACACCTTTCTTGTGGTATATTGCCAAACATATAAAGTTTCAGGTGTTTTATAAGAAAAGAACCCTGATTTGCTTTGCAGATTATTTTTGTTTTTCTTTACCACAACATCAATGGAATCAAAAACAATACTCCATATTGATTTTGCAAAGTTAAAATAGTCGTGTAGTTGTGGTTGACTAATTTTTAATATTTTTTGATACTCAATAACTTCCTCGTCATCTAACACAGGAATATCTTTAACTTTTAAATCAGATAACACTAGTTCATCATCATTAGAAGTTAATTTTCTATCAACATATAAAATTTTGTTTTGTGTAAGTAAGGTCTGTATATTACCCAAATGTAACGAAAGTTCGATAAACATCGGGTAGACCTCCATTCTCTCAAGATGTTTATTCATCTTTTGAAAGTAGTCCAATAAAACATACTGTTTTTGTTCGGCGTCGAGAATACCATCAAATAACCAATCGGTATCCATTAAAAATTTATTTTTATTTTTCTGTCTCATTCCCATATTATATTATTTAAAATATACGGAAAAAGATTGGAAAAAGGAATAGTTTTAATTAACTCTCATTATGTAATAGGTCACACCATTAACTTCTTCAGTATCATATTGACCGTCATAACTATTCATAATACCCCAACCATCAGAATCAACTAACCCTTGAGCTAAAGCGTCTTCGTCTATATATTCCTTGAAGTCTAAACCATAGTTTTTAAGGTAATCTAATGGGTCTCTTTTTACATCTCTAACCAACTCATAAACTTTATTATCAATCATATCTTCGGTTGGTTCAGTATCAACTTCAATACTATCTAACTCTTCTTGAAGAACTTCAATTTGATTTTCTAAATCCTCATCATAATCATAATAATTTTCATCATCAGAATCTAATTCAAGTCTCTGTTGATTTAAATCCTCAATTTGAGATTCAAGTTGTTCTATTCTTTCTTCTTGTTCCGGAGTCAATTCAAAATCCTCATCGCTAAAATATCCTTCAGGATAATCCCTAACTTGATATTCATAATCCTCTTCAGCCATATTCACAATAGCGTCAACATCTAAATAATCTTCAATAAATGATTCACTAAATCCATTAGCCCCCACATCATCAATATAAGATACCGCATATTGTAATGCCGCAGCATCCATTTCTTCTTCAGTTCCAACAGTATATTCTCTATCTTTGAAACCAGGCATTAAAACCTCAAATTGTTGTAAACCATAATGAGTATATCTTGATGCGTACATCATATAAACATCCGCATTATTCTCTTCTAATTCTTCAATTTCTGTTTGTGTTTCATCAATAGTTTCTTGTAATTCATATGCTCTCTCGTCATTATCATCAAGTCCCTCATACTCTTGTTCCAAATCTTGAAGTTTACGTCTTAAAATTGTTAATTTTTCAATATCCTCCTCCGATAATGGTTCAATCTCACCATTATTAACTAAGTTATCAAATAACGCGTGAGCTTTCTCTCCGGTCTCATCCCCCTGTTCTAAAGCCC